ATCATCATCAATAACTGCTCTTGCAATTTCTTTATCAACTTCTTTAGCAAATGTAGATGAACCAATGTTAAGTGCTTTAGCTTGTTGGAAGTACATAAGATCACTTGCGTAATCTCTAATGTTAAATGAATCAGGATAGTTAATCTCTCCATCAAATGTAGTATTTTGAAACATAGCATATAGTCTAAATAATTGTTCTTCTGCTATTTGTAAGTTATCAGCTTTCTCAGATAGTCTAGCATTAAGTAATTCAAATTCTGTTTGTAGTGCAACACCAGAACTAATATTAGTTTTTTCTGTTCTTACTGCCCCTGTGTGTGCAATTCTATTTATAGATTGTACTTTGTTATTTATAGACTCCATAATAGCTTGTAAGTTTTGGCCAGATGGTTGAAGTAAATATGGTTTTAAGTTTGGCTCTAATTCATCAGGCATTTCAATAACTGCACCAGCACCAGCACTTGCATTTACACTTGGAGTTTTAACTAATGATGGGTGGTTAGTTAATCTGATTAATTGTTCCATTTCAGAGTATTCGTTATAGATAGATTTTTGTAGATCAGCTATGTCAGTTAAATCAGATTGGCCAACTCCTCTTTTGTGAGATTTAGAATTGTACAAAATAACTGCTGGTATTTTACCAATCATATTAGGTGCAGAATCTATCAATCTAGGCTCTGATCTTTCTTCCATGTAGATAGTATCTATTCTATCAGGATACCAAATTCTCATGTATGTGCCACCCTCTCTATCTACTTCTTCTCTAATCTTTAAATAGTTAAGTTCGTACTTACCATTAACTTGTCTTTCAAAATTCCAATCTAAAACATTCTCAGGAGTAACGATTGATAAGTATGGTCTAATATCTTGATCTAATTCTTCTGCTCTAGTGTTTGTTGTTACATTAGGTTTATCTAAAACCATAAAACAATGGCCATAGATTGACGCATAGTTTTGAGCCTGTTTAATTACAGAGTTTAAATTGTTACCCTCAAGATCAGCGTCTTTTAAAAAGTTTTCTAATGATGGTTCATCTTGCATAGAACCAAAATCTCTACTTGGTCTAACTCTAAATAAAAATGATGAATAAATTTGTATGATGTTTTTACAATGGTTATCGCATGGAGTGTTTGCTAGTCTTTGATTAAACTCGTTATCTAATTCTAAATTATATCTATTTAGGTATTGGCCTATCATGTAATCATAGCCACCATTATACGATCTAATATAATACTCCCAATTATTAACTGTTTCAGAATAGTCTTTGTGTGTATCTAATGCTTGATCTCTAGTGTATGCCATAAATTACTTCATTGTCCATCTTGTTGGAGAGTTAAATCTTGCCTGAGTAGTTAATGGTTTTAAATAATCAATCATATAACCTAGTGCGTCATTCATATGATCGAATCCATCTTCCTTATCAGGAATATTTGTATTCTCCTTGTATATTTGTCTTTGTAACCCTTTTATCAGCGTTTTGCAAGAATGTGAAACAAAAATATGTCTTTCGCCATTAGAATCTTTAAGCCTACTGTTCACAGCATTGACTCTATCTCGTATTGCTGGGTGTTTGTGTTTTACTTTAACTTTAAATCCAGCGTTTTGTAAAATAGATAAATCAGTTCTTCCACCAGCAGAAGTCTTACGCTGTTTAGAAGCTGGGTCAGGATATATAAATATTTGCATTTTAGTTCCATAACGATCTCTTAGTTCTTGCACCATTTCATCTGTATTACTTCCATAAATGATTACTTCATCTACAAAATAAACTTTATCTTTTTCTATTTGCCCAACACAGGCTGACATAGGGTCAACATTGAAGTCCATTCCTATATGTAAAGGCTTTTCCCAATCTATCTGTCGTTTAACAACATTATCTACAGGGTGGAAGTTATAATAAACACTACCAGCATAATTTTCAAATGTACCCTCAAACTCTTGTCTAAAAGTTCTAATATCAATATCTTGTTTAGCTTGTTCTATTTCTTCAGCAGATACTATACCACCTTGAATAGTTGTGAATTGATAAGAAGCCCAATCGTTATCTTGCTTACCTTTTAAATATAATTCATAACTCCAATTACCATATCCCTTTGGTGTACCACAGAATAGTACATGGCCAAGACGATCAGAAATACTAGCACGAAGTACCTCGTACCAAGTACGCTTATCAATATCTGCAAACTCATCTAAGATTAAAAAGTCTAATCCTGTACCTCTAAGTGAATCATAGTTATCAGCACCCTTTAATGATATTTGACTATTAGTTTTTCTAATAGTTATTGTCATTGTAGTTTCGTTAATATCCTCAATCCAATTAAATTGATTAAGCATCTCTTTAAGAGTTCCCCAAACAATCTCTTTGGCCATTTTAAATGTAGGTGCTACATACCAGATTCTTCTATTAGGTTGACAGGCATATTTCATCATCTCAGTTACAGCCAGATAAGTCTTGCCAAATCTACGACCACTTATAAGAACTCTGAATCTTGCTTTACTAGATGATACTTTAAGTTGTGGTTTTGTTAGAGTTATTTTCATTACAGAAATAAGAAATATACATTTTTTCCTTATTAAATTTTTCCTGAAATTCGTTAGTTACTTTTATTGTTATTACAGCACCAGCTTTAGTACATTCTGTCCAGCTATTATATTCTACAGGGTGTACTGATGGAGTATTGCAATATCCTGTAATTGCTGAGCAGATAGTATAAGCTAAAATAAATTTCATTAGCTTAATGGGTTTTTAGATGCTTCTTTTAATTCTTCAATCTCTAACTTTAAAACTTCTATTTCTTTTTGTAATATTTTAATAGCAGAATTGTCATGTGAATGATCGTTGTTATGACCATGAGTTTCTAATTCTTTTTGTATTAAAGCTATCTCCTTATTAATATCTAATATTGCAAATCCATTAGTTTCAATGCCTGTTGTATCTGGTGCAGTTTGATTTTTTAATTGCTCTATACTTGATTCCATATTAGCAAACTTAGTAAATCCAGCACCAATAGAAGCAATAAGACCTAGTATTACAACTATGTTTGTAAGATTGTCTTGTATTTTTTTAACCATTTTTTAACTCCTGTAATTCTAAAAGTAATAGTCTTTTTTTAGACTTAATTTCATTTAGTTTTTTTATCTTAACTTCCATTATATCATTAGCAGTATATTTCACTAAATCAACATTGGCATATATAGACCTATTATCAAATATCTCGATCTGTTTCAAATAAATATCTTTAGGCTTGTAAAACTCCACATTGTTATAGGCTGTTAGTGAGGCTTGATCGCTTTGCATAGCATCTAGTTTTATAATGTTTTTAATAGTTAAGTTTTTAGCACTATCTTTAATCTGAGCATCTACTTTAGCCATAATCTTATCTATCTTTGGCTTTTTAGTTTTCTTACTTGCTACCTTTGTTTTAACTTCTTTTTTAGGTGCTTCTTCTGTAGTTTCTTTTGGTGCTTCTTCAACAACTTCTTCTTCTTTAGTTTCTTCTGCGATCTGCTCTGGTGCTTCCTCTATTATTTCTTCTGGCATTTCCTCTTTAGCCTCTTTGATTATTTCTTCTGTAATCATTTCTTCTTCTGGCTTTTCTTCTATAATTTCTTCTACACCACTTGACATTTCTTCGATAACTTCAGGCTCTTTTTCAGGCATAGTAATTATCTCTATAAATTCTTTAATCTCTATTTCTTCTTCCATTGGTGGTGCTTGTACTATTTTAAATTCTTCCTCAAACTTAAATTGTTCTTTAAATTCTATTTCTTGAAATATCTCCTCTTGTAATTCCTCAAATACAGTTTCAATCTGTTCAATAATTTCGTTAGATATAACCTCGTCATCATAAGTCATAGTAACAATAATGTTATCTACATTTGCTCCACCTAGATTAGCTGGTGCGTTAGCGTCAGTTCCAGCAATATTAAGATTACCTAAATTAGAGTTTTGGCCATTATAAGTAAGTGAGTCTGTAAAGTTAGCACCATTGATTCCTGTAACATCAGTTCTAATCTTAGTACTTGTGGCTAATATATTACCATCTGAGTCTTTGATTTTAAGTGTAATTGTAAATGTGTCAGCATTACCTTGACCACCCCAACAACCAGCTACACCACATTCTCCATTCTGTACTTCAACTGTACTATCTAGTGTAATACCATTATCTAACATAGCTTGTGATATGGTATCTGTTGTTAAGTTAAACTGTTGTTCTATTGAACCACTATCTCCAAACTCTAAATCGTAATTGCTAGGAACATTATTAAGTGTACAGCAATCGTTTAATACTTGGACATCTCCATTAGTAGTCCAATTATTAGCATTTCCTGATTCAAAGTTACCATTAGAAATTAAATTATTAGTCGTTATTTCTTCTGCTAAAGTTATATGGGTTAAGAGCATCAGCCCACTTATTAGAAAGATAATTCGCATAAGCAAATCCTATTATTAATGTTATTATCCAAATCATTAGTTCCTTACTGAATCTATAAAGTTATAGACTCTGCCAAATTGTTTATCGATACTTATTAAATCTTGTTGTATCATATTAACTAAAATTTGTAATTCCATTAATGTAACTAATGTCCATGTTGCTAAACCCATCAAGATTGTACCTAATAAGCCTATTAACATTGTATTAGTTTTTCTCGTCATTTAGTGTGTAGTTCTAATTTTTCAGCTTCTTGTTTATTAATCTTTTTATCAATTACTTTTCTTTTCTTAATTCGTTTTACATAAGTTTCGTAATCTGGTCTTTCATGGTCATACTTATTCCAAATAGCTAGTGCATCTTTACCTATCTTTCCATCTACAGGGCATGGAGTTCCAGCATTAATCATGGCCTCAAAGACTCTTTCGTCTTGGCATAGTAAAGCAACTGAGCCTACTTTCATTCCAAAGTCATATAATACTTTTGCTAATTTTATTCTTTCACAGTTCATATCTCTATTTGTTTTACCACCTGAAAAGCCTGTACCGAATGTTTGAATACCTACTGATACTCCTGTTGCACAAACATCTTGGCTTTGAGCAGAAAAAGATGGTGCTGACGCAGTTGGTGGTGCAGATTTAACATTAGAATGATTAGTAGAAGTATTTGTTGTGTTTGATGATGACCCTGATTGATAAGTTGTGGCAGATGATGATGTGTAACCACCCTCGATTGCAGTATTTGAGCCTGATGTATTAGTTTGTGTACTATCAGGATATGCTGGTTTTATAAATGCTAACAAGCAAAACAAAACTATCAATATTCCTGTAAAATAATAATTCATTTGCCTACCCATAATTATTTCTTTTTCTTCTTTTTAAGTCTAGGGTCATCAGATACAAACCTATCAAACAAATAACCCATAAAGTTATCTACCATTCCAAAGACTTTATAAATTATATTATCAATCATACTTTGAACCCTTTTTGCCATGCTCTGATACTCCAATATGCTGGAGATAGAGTCTTTTGGCCTCTTACCTTTTTAAGAACTCCACC